TCGATTAGATAAAGATGAAGAACGATTAACAAAGATTGAAGTAGAACTAGCTACCCAAAGAGAACGAGACACTGCTGTGGAGAATAGAATGAGTGGTCTTGAAACTACGGTTAAAGAGATTAACGGTAAACTAGATAGAATGATGGAGATGTTAATGAGAAAATGAAAAAAGGATTATACGCAAACATAAACAGAAGAAGAAAGCTAGGCATTAGTCGTAGCAAGAAGAAGTCTACTATATCACCTCAGTCATACGCTAATATGAAGCGTGGGTTTAAAAAGAAGTAAGATGGCTAGGAGTGTATCACTATCTCTAGGTAGAGGTGAGAAGAGTCGTAAAGGAGGTCTCACTGCAAAGGGAAGGGCTAAGTATAACAGAGCTACAGGTTCTAACTTAAAAGCCCCTCAACCTGGTGGTGGTCCTAGAAAGCGTAGCTTTTGTGCTCGTATGAGTGGTAACAAAGGACCAATGAAAGATAGTAAAGGTAGACCCACTAGAAAAGCTTTAGCTCTTAGAAGGTGGAAGTGTTAACAATATTATGATGAAGACATTTGAAGAACTAGGTAACTTACAAGGATACATAGCAGATACATACCGTGCTGCCATCGATCAGATGCACGAGACTGGTGAGTACAATCCATCCCTACTGAACGGTGCTAGACAACTTCTAAAGGATAACGAGATAGTTCTTACAGCAGGTAAAGACACTCCCATCAATGACTTGTTAAATGTAGTACTACCCTTTGAAGAAGACCAAGAGCTAAAAGCTAAAGTTAAGTAATTACTGTAATAACAACACCAAAGAGAGACACATAGAGTTGTGAGTAAATCTAAACTTCACCAACTCAAGGACTTCCGTAACTTCTTATATCTAGTTTGGAAGCACTTGAATCTACCTGATCCTACACCGTTACAGTACGACATTGCAGACTTCATGCAAGACGGTCCTAAACGATCTGTTATCATGGCATTCCGTGGAGTAGGTAAGTCCTGGATATGTTCTGCCTATGCTGTACATCAACTACTACTCGACCCCACTAAGAACATACTTGTTGTATCTGCATCTAAGAACCGTGCTGATGACTTCTCCACTTTTACCTTGAAAATCATACATGACATCCCTGTTCTTCAAGATTTAATACCTAAAGGAGATCAACGATTCTCTAAGATAGCTTTTGATGTAGGACCTGCTCCTGCCGCTCACGCTCCATCCGTTAAGTCACTAGGTATATCCTCCCAGCTAACAGGTTCTCGTGCTGATATAATCATTGCAGACGACATAGAAGTACCTAACAACTCTGCCACTCAAGGTATGAGAGATAAGCTAGATGAACAAGTAAAAGAGTTTGAAGCTATTATAAAGCCCTTAGACACCTCTAGGATTCTCTTTCTAGGGACACCGCAGTGCGAGGATTCAATTTATAACAAACTGCGTGAGAGAGGCTATAACGCTCGTATATGGACATCTGAGTATCCATCTAATGATTTAGTGTTAAAGAACTACGACAATGATATAGCTCCCTTTATAACAAATAGGATAACAGATGAGTCAGTGGGTACTACTACAGAACCTACCAGATTCTCTGACCTTGACCTAGAAGAGCGTAAGATGTCATACGGTAGGACAGGGTATGCTTTACAGTTCATGCTCAATCCCAGGCTGTCTGATGCTGATAGATACCCACTAAAGATAAATGATCTTGTTATAACAGATATTGATACAGACCTAGCTCCTGAAAAAATCATTTGGTCCTCCGATAGAGATAACGAAAATAAAGACCTGCCCAATGTAGGACTAGGTGGAGACAGGTATCATAAACCTTCTAAGACTATAGGTGATATGATTCCATATACAGGTTCTGTTATGTCTATTGACCCTAGTGGTAGAGGAAAGGATGAAACAGGATATGCTGTTGTTAAGATGCTTAACGGTCAACTCTTTGTTCCTCAAGCTGGTGGTCTAAAAGGTGGTTACGATGATCAAACACTTAAACTACTAGTTAACATAGCAAAGGATAACAAAGTAAATAAGATCATTATAGAGTCTAACTTTGGAGATGGTATGTTCCTGGAACTACTTAAACCTATACTCTTTACTTCATACCCTTGTTCTGTTGAAGAAGTAAGACACAGTAAACAAAAAGAACTTAGAATCATTGATGTCCTAGAACCTGTCCTTAATCAACATAAACTTATCGTAGACCCTTCTGTAGTACAACATGACTATAAGAGTGCTCAAAGCTATCCTGTAGAGTCACAAGCTAAGTATATGTTAATGTATCAACTATCAAGGATAACAAAAGATAAAGGTAGTCTTATACATGATGATAGATTAGATGCTCTAAGTATAGCTGTTAACTACTGGGTAGAACAAATGAATCAGGATGTAGATAATAACATTAACTTTAGAAAACAAGAACTCCTAGATGAAGAGTTAACAAAGTTTACTGATTCATTCTATAAGAGAACTGTTAAAGGTCCTAGAGCAATGCTTTGGTCGTAGCTAACACTACTCCTTCTATTAACAAATCTTTACCTCTTTATATATCTTATAAGGTGCTCCGATAGTTAGTACAAATACATAACTACTAAAGTACTTATTGTTGTTATAATGAATAGTTCTAAAAGAAATATGAACACACCTATCCTTAAAAGAGTTTTAAATAAAGATTGTTTATGACAAGGTCATTGTTTAAAGTTAAAATGTTAACAACAATATTATCCATGATAACTTATTTAGTAGTTCTTAGTTCTTTTATGATCGAAAGCAGATACTTCGTTCTTCTCCTTTCTCCTTTTAAAGCTGTGTCATAGAAATCTATAACAACCTATTAATAGGATTATAACGAATATTTGAAAATGTAAAGCCTTAAATTTATGACAACTCCTTATGTAGATCAGATCGACCTGTTTAACAACGACTTACAGAACTTAATTTATCGGTATAAAAGTGAGTACGACTTACACGATGAAACTCTTATAGGCTGTATCGAGGCTTCCAAGTTAGCGGTTATGGATTCGTTAACTATAGACTTTGGAAGTGAAATAGACCTAGATGATGATGATGATGAAGAGGTTTAATTTTTGGTGAAAAAATCTGAAGGGGTTACGCTATATACGCTGTCGTAAAAAACCCCCTTGGTACACCCTAAAAAATAGCTGTGGGTAGGGTAGTGTTAGAAAATAAGTAATTAATACTTTTCGTAAATCTCTGGCAATCAATAGGTTTATGACATTAAATCGCACAATATGGATTATGTCTAATTGTTAATGATCAACGACTTAGGTAATAATCTATCCTTATTGCAAGTAGTTTGCATTAAGTAATTGTTATTTATGTAATGACAGCTTGAAAGCATGACGTCATGACTTCACTTGTAAATTTGTTATTTCTTCTTTGTTTAATTTTCAATCTTTTTTGAAATCATTGAAATATTATTCATTTATACGCAACACCGCTTAAACACTACAAATTATCCTTTGATCTTTTCATAAGACATTGCCAGTTATAGCTTTACAAGAAATCTTTTCGCTTTAACTCTATAAAAACTATCTTGTTAAAACTTTTTTAATATTTTGTAGATCCATTGATTATCAATAATTTAGCTACTGATTTTTTAATTATAGCTATTGACAGCTGTGGTATAGTTGAATTCGAACCAAATTATTAATTACAAAATAGAAAAACAAATCATGTTTATTATCTCATTCCATTGCAAATCCAGTTGTAAAGCTTTTATCAAAAAGAATTCTATAGCTGATACTGAGCTATTAGAAAAGGGTATTACTTACATTAAAGTAAATAACTCTTTCATGAACCAAGCTGACTGGATCAATTCCAGTTATGTTTATCAAATCAATAAAATATAAATATTAAAATGAAAAACGATTATAAAACTTTATTAACTCGATATCGATTAAATGGCGATTGGATCACAAGTGAAAGCCAAAATTTAGAGGAATCTATGTTAAACTATCGCAAATTATTGAGATCAAGATTAATTAAAAATCGACCTGATAGGTACTCATTTCAATATAGATTTAAACATCAAAACGATTGGATAGCATCATGAAACCCAACGGATTTTTAATACATGAGGGAACCAAGAACGGCGAAAAGTTTGCTGTTATTGCTACCCTTAAAACTTCTAATCGTAAAACAGGTAACATGATTCAATTATGGATTTTGTTATCTGATCATAGTCCAGTAGAAGGAGTTAAAAGCGGTCTTGATGCGTCAACAATTTGTACAGGGTGCAAGTTTGCGTCGGGGAATGGCTGTTATGTCAATGTAGGACAAGCTCCAAATAGTATTTGGAAAGCATATAAGCAAAATAAGTATCCTAAATTGGATCCTTTCTTATACGATAGTGTTTTCAACGGTAGAAAGGTTAGATTTGGTGCATATGGCAACCCTTCTTTGATTCCTTTAAGTATTATTAAGATGATTACAGAAAGCTGTGACGGATGGACAGGTTACTTTCACGACTGGAAAGAGATGTCTAAAGAACGTGCTACAGCGTACGGTAATTATTTCATGGCATCAACAGAGACAAACGATTCTGTAAGGCGAGCAAAGGAAAAGAATCTTAGGTATTTCCATGTATCACCACAGCAACCAAAGGACACCATTGAATGCCTTGCCGATAGTAAAGGTCTTTCATGTGACCAATGCCAACTTTGCAAAGGCAATCGTATTGGTGCTAAGTCAATCTGGATTAATCCTCATGGAAGTAAAAAGAAAAGAGCAATCGAGCAAGCAATCTCTAATTAATAACCAACAACCAATAAAAACATGACAACTAGAACAACAAACCAAGATTTAGATTCTGCTATTAAAAGAATTAACCAATTGATACCACAAAAAACTTTTGACTGGTATAAAACTCAGAATCATTATTACATGGCAACCGATAGGGGAAACCGTAGACATATATCTGCAAGAACAAAAAGAGAATTATACGATCAGTTATGGGCTTTTATCGAAGGCATAGAGATATTAAGAAATTCCTATAAGACAATTTAACCAATATGAAAAAATCAAATATCGATCATTCCTGTCCCAAACAAACATGGGACTCCTTAAAACCATCACGCAAAGAACAAATAACCATATGGCTGATCTCGCCAGTAATAGTATTGACTTCATGGGCTGTCTTGATTTGGATTTGCTCGCAATAACCTACATAGAAAGAAATAAAAACATTATGAACTTATCAAAAACATTTCCTAAAATGACCAACAACGATTGGCGTAAACTACAAATCTCTACTGATGCAAAGAATCAAAGAGACTGGGCGAGTCGACAATTACATGATATGGAAACCGATCCTGACAACTTTAGCCTAAGAGATTATTTAAAGGTTAAAGCTGGATATAATACAGCTGTTGAAACTTTAAAAGAACTACAATAGTCATGTCAGTAACCGAATACATAGACGAAGTGCCTTTTGTTTACCGAATTGTAAGCGATTACAAGGAGGTATATATACAATGGCACATGAAAGACCTACCGCACTTGTTCACTGGGCGAGCGAGTAGCCATGAGGAAAAGATTGAGCAATATAAAAGTGTTCTTAAGGAACTAAAGAAATTAAATAGAAAGAAATAATATGAAAGAAGAAGAAGCATATAACCATTACTTAATGAGCCATTTATTAGACTCCTATACAGATCAACTTAGATTCATTGAATGCGATGCATCATGGGAACAAATAAAATACCACATGAAAAAATTTAAGGAGTCAGAATATTATGTAGTTGACCAGTCAATGTATGACTCAATAGAAGCATATGTTAAAACACTATAACCAAACCAATAAATAAAACCATGAAAATAAGAAAGAAACACAGAAAGCCATTAAAGAACTATCAGCTTTTCGCTGATCATACCTTACCTAGTGGAATCATTAAACAGCGAGCTATAAGCGAGGTTGAAGCACGAAGTGCAGAAGAAGCGAGCAAGACAGGCTTTACCTTGGCTAAGATGTTAGGTATGACATTTACACACGCAAAAGCTATATGAAAATAGATATAGAAATAGACAATGTACTTTCGTTATTTGATGGTATGTCATGTGGGCAACTCGCTTTAGATACTTTAGGTATTAAAGTTAACAACTACTTTGCTAGTGAGATTGATCCGTACGCAATGCAGATAGCAAGAAAGAATTATCCTAATACAAAACATATTGGAAGTGTCCTGGATGTAAAAGGTAGTGACCTGCCCAGGATAGACCTGTTAATTGGAGGCAGTCCTTGTCAATCTTTCTCGAACGCTGGTGATGGTAGTGGTATGGAAGGTAAGAGTAAATTGTTTTGGGAGTTTGTACGTGTACTGAAAGAAACCAAACCAACCTACTTTTTACTTGAAAATGTAAAGATGAAAAAGGAATGGGAGAAAATAATAACCGACACTTTAGGAGTTGAACCTATTGCAATTAATTCTCGCTTACTTACTGCACAAAATAGACCAAGACTTTACTGGACTAATATACCTAATGTTGTACAACCTATCGATCGAGGTATTGTGTTAAAAGATATATTAGAGGATGAAGTGGAGGAAAAGTTTTACCTTTCCGATAAAGCTATTGATTATATGAGTAGATTAAGGAATGGAAAACCTAGATGGGAATACCACACAAATCCATTAGATGGCAAGTCAGCTTGTTTAACTGCTAATATGTACAAAGGAGTACCTTATGGAGTCATTAAAGAACTAAAGCGTAGACTCACACCTGTAGAATGTGAACGATTGCAAAGTGTACCAGATAACTATACTGAAGGAGTAAGTAATACCCAAAGGTTTAAGATGCTTGGTAATGGATGGACTATCGATGTTATTGCTCACATTTTAAATGAAATTAGATACGCAGATGAACCAATAAAACCTAAAACAACTAAACAACTGGAACTAATATAATGAGCTTAGAAATGCTATTGATGTACGCACTTATCTTAATCCTTTCCCTTGGCTTCCTATATAGAGAACCATGAAAGCTTGTAATAAGTGTGGTATAACCTTACGAGGCAGTGATCAGGAAGGGGATATATGTTTGACTTGCCTTTCCTCGCTCACGCCCCATTGTAACTTTGACCAAGGATACAGTACCATCGAAGGAGTGATCCGACAATCAACCAACAATAAAATTATGAATAATAAACCAACAAACTTTAGTATTAAAGAATCCTTAGAGGTAGTATGGGAAGCGATACATGAATGGAATGAACAAGCATCTGATAAAGAATATAGTGAAGATGATGTTAAGACTGGTATGGCTTGGATCATGGAAGAACTAGGCTATGGCTACGATAAAGATGGAAGCATTGAAAGGGAGGACAAACCACTATGATAGAATTAGAAACACCTTGGCAAGCACCCGAAAAAGTTAGATTAGCTATTATTGATTTAGCATTAGCTCACATCAAAAAAGTTGAAGCTAATCCCGAAGTTAAAACCGAAGGAGATAACTTTGACTATTGGTATAGCTACGAACTAGAAGATGGCACTTTTGTCGATTATAATATCTATTGTGGAGACGAGTGGTGCGTAGTTAAACAAGATGGTTCGGTAGAGTGTGAATATACTGATCCTAGCACATGGTCTTGGGATGTTGCTTGTTATGCTGTCAATCCACCTACTGAAGAATTTAAGTATCATTCAATAGATACAGATAGAACACAATCTTTATTTCATTATAATAAAAATGGAAATAGAAAAATAGTTTTTGAAGAGCTATGAAAACCGAGATAACACCAAAAGATTTCAAATATATTAACCAACCTAGAAACATGATAGAAGAAACCATGCACTATATCTTTGACACTTACTTTAAAGATAAGTTAGACAACAACGAGTACACTAGCCATAAATACTTTCCACTTTACCTGTCCCTTCAGCACTTACTGGATGAGTATAATAATAACAACAACCAAAAATAAAAACAATGAATACTAAATATAAAATCAAAACAGAAAATAGAAACGGAACTAAAATAGCAATCATACAACCTGCTTTAGCAGAAAGAATATTTAAAGAAAGGTGTAGCAATCGTCCTTTAAGTATGGATACAGCAAGGTTGTATGCAAAAGCGATGAGAGCTGGCGATTGGAAACCTTGTTCACAGCTTAGTTTTTGTAATGGTAAGTTAGATGACGGACAACATCGATTGATGGCATCTATTTTATCAGGCATTCCGTTTGAGGGTACTATCTACCACCATACTGACCCTGATACTTTTGCTGTGTTTGATGTGGGTAGAAAAAGAAACAATGCAGATGTGTTAGCTATTGAAGGTAAGAAAAATACAACTGCATTAGCTTCTACATTACAGGTACTTGAAAAGATTAACTCTAAAGATGGTTTACCTAACATAGTGGGAGGCAGTTCAAGAGTATGGGTTCCCACATACAAAATAATGGAAGTCTTAGATAAGTATCCAGGTATTGAATCTTCTGTTAATTTTGTTAGTGCTCATAAAAAATACTATCAATTACCTATGGCTTCTACGATTGCATTGCATTATTATTTAACTAAGCAAATCAAAGAATTTAGTTTAATTGTAGAGGTGGATAACAAAGGGAGAACACAAGCTGACATCTTTATTGTTGATAAATTATTGAAAGGTTTAGACTTAACAGAGAACGATCCAGTTTATGTCTTTCGTAGGTACATAGATAAAATGATAGCTAGAGCAGGTGCACACGCTTTTCAACCTGTCACACATTTTATGGTACTTATGGGAGGAATACAGACTTGGAATAAGTATATTAAAGGTGAGACTGCTAAGGTGTTTAGACTACATGAATCTAATTTTATGCCTGAGATATTAGTACCTTAATGAATTGATCCAAGCTTGGTGATGCAATGTGGTCACCTTTTATTTTAACTATTAACACAAACATTATGGACGAAGATAACGATATAGAAAGAGAAGAACTCCGTTGGGAGTACGCACAGGAAACAAGACGAGACATCAGTAGACATCGAGGACTCATTGACTTTGATATAGACTACGAAGAAGAGGAAGAAGAAGATAGTGACACATAATTACGAGGACTTTGAATCCTATTTCTTTGCTGACTCTCGACAGTTCTCTTACGAAGTAGCTGAGAAGTTTGATCTCTTTTGGCAGAACAATGAGCTTGGCTATGATAAGAATGGTAAGTTAATACGAACGGATAGACCAAGGAAGAAACCTAAGCATGAGTTTGACTTCACCAATAAGAACAAGAAAAAAAGAACATGAGTAGTGAACATTTAACTGCTTCGATGGTTGAGCTTGGCAAGGCTAGGTACAGGAACGCTAAGAAGTTACGAACACAGAACCAGTTATCATCCGAGACTCCTGCTTATACTAGACTAGCTGATCAGATGCACGAAGGTGTAGCTAATGTGATACAGAAATTCTTTGATGATTGCTCACAAGTACACGCACCTTGTCCTGTTTGGTTACCTTTAGTGTGGGAATTAGAAGCAGATGAAGTAGCTCTGTTAGCAATTAA